TATGAATGGTTGAGTATACCTCAAAGAACAAAACCTTGGTTACAACAAGAGGTATTTCATAAGTATCGTAGTGAAACAAATATGATGAGATATATCTATGAATTGGTATCAAAAGATTTCTCATTAGTCAATGGTATGATGCCACTTGGTAGTTGTACTATGAAACTTAATGCAGCAGCAGAACTGATGCCAGTATCATGGCCTGAATTTGCAAATATTCATCCATTTGCTCCTAAAATTCAGACACATGGTTATCAAAGAATTGTAGATGATCTAAAAGAATGGTTGTGTGATGTTACAGGTTTTGCAGATATAAATTTACAACCAAATGCTGGTTCTCAAGGTGAGTATGCTGGTCTTCTTGCAATTCAAGAATACCATAAAAGTCGTGGTGATGATAAAAGAAATGTATGTTTGATACCTACAAGTGCACACGGAACAAATCCAGCATCTGCAGTGATGGCAGGTATGAAAATAGTTCCTGTTAAGTGTGACGATGAAGGTAATATCGATTTAAAAGATTTAGAAAAGCAAGCACTTATGAATTATCTTGAGTTGTCTTGTATTATGATTACATATCCATCAACTCATGGTGTATTTGAACCAACCATTAAAGACATTTGTAAAATTATACATGAAAATGGTGGCCAAGTTTATCTTGATGGTGCAAACTTAAATGCACAAGTCGGACTTGCAAAACCATGTAATTATGGTGCAGACGTATGCCATCTTAATTTACATAAAACATTTTGTATTCCTCATGGTGGTGGTGGGCCAGGTGTAGGCCCAATTGGTGTTGCAGAACATTTAGTTCCTTTTATGAATCAAAGAGTATCAGCAGCAGAACAAGGTAGTGCAAGTATATTACCAATCAGTTGGATGTATATTCGTATGATGGGTGCTGATGGATTAAGAAAAGCAAGTGAAGTATCTTTACTTACAGCAAACTGGTTAGTCCATCGTATCGAACCATTCTTTAAAGTATTATACAAAGGTAATAATGGAAGAGTCGCACACGAATGTATATTTGATGTCAGACATTTTGAGGGTATTACTGCTGAAGATGTCGCAAAGAGATTAATGGATTATGGTTTTCATGCACCGACATTATCTTGGCCAGTTACAGGAACAGTAATGGTTGAACCAACTGAAAGCGAATCTTTATATGAACTTGAAAGATTTGGTTCAGCAATGGTAAGTATCCGAAGAGAGATTGATAAGAACAAAGATATTTTGAAAAATGCACCCCATACAGCAAAGGTTGTAAGTTCTGATAAATGGGTGTATAATTATAGTCGTGAGGAAGCAGCGTATCCTGTAGACCAAACAAATAAGTTTTGGCCAGCGATATCTAGAATAGACAATGTTTATGGAGATCGTAATCTTGTCTGCTCTTGTGCTAACTATTTTGATAATGAAGATGGAACTTAAAGATTGGTTAAATTCAATTAACCAAACAAAGAAAAATTTAATAGATGAAGATCCTTTATTAGAAAAAGAGTATTCACCATATATTATCAATCGTATTTACTCTGGACATCTTGATGCGATTATGTTTTCTAACGAAATGAATCAGTATCATTTTTTACCAAAGAAGATGCAATATGATTTTTATCTAAATACACTCAGATCCAAGAAGAGATTTTCTCCTTGGTTACGTAAAGATGAGATTAAAGACCTTGACTTGGTAAAACGTTATTATGATTATAGTAACGAAAAGGCAAAACAAGCTCTAAGAATCCTATCAAAAGAACAACTTAATTTTATAAGATCTAAATTTGAAATTGGAGGAAGACAATGAGTGTGGTTCAAGAACCTGTAGTGAAATGGGCACCTGATCAAATGGTTGAGGTAACTCTTAATGAACCAGATGATTTTCTAAAAGTAAGAGAAACTCTCACGAGGATTGGAGTAGCATCCCGTAAAGAAAAAAAGATATACCAGTCATGTCATATTCTTCATAAGCAAGGAAGATATTTTATTGTACATTTTAAAGAACTATTTGCATTAGATGGTAAACATGCCAATCTAACTCAGAATGATGTTCAACGTCGTAATAGAATTATTCAACTTCTTGCTGATTGGGGATTAATTAGTATTAGTGATATAAGTAAAATACAAGATATTGCTCCATTAAATCAAATCAAAGTATTAGCATATAAAGATAAAACTGATTGGATACTTGAAACAAAATACAATATAGGTAGTAAGAAAAAAAAATCAGAAGAGTAATCATGAATGTGAGTATTGGGAGTAAAAACCGAACTACTGTGTAAACTTAAACTGTTATAATTAGTATTGAATGCCGTAATGGATTCACAAAATACAAACTCGCTTAATAAGGAGCTACTATCATGGGTACACTAGCAAGATACCACGCTGCAAATCTTCCAGAATTGATGGAGAAGATTACAAGAAACAGCATAGGAATGGATGATTATCTCAATAGATTTTGGGAAGATACACCTACATCCAATTATCCACCATATAATCTAATAAGTGTTAACAATCACGAATCAAGACTTGAGATTGCACTTGCAGGATTTAAGAAAAAAGATGTAAACGTATATACAGAATACGGAAGATTGATTATTGAGGGAAATAAAGAAGAGAAAGAAGAACCTGAGAACTATGCTCATAGAGGATTAGCACAACGTTCTTTCACAAGACAATGGGCACTCTCTGACGATACAAAAGTAGAGAATGTAAAATTTGAGGATGGAATGCTAACTATTAAATTAGGTAAAGTAATTCCAGAGCATCATGCTCGTAAAGAATATCTCTAAATATAAATGAGTTCGAGATAGATCAGGGTTCCTTGACGGAACCCTTTTTTATTGCTATAATATATGTGCCAGAGATATACTGGCTGCGGTATTCCCCTTTGGTGGGTTCAGGAATAGCGGCTATAGGAACCTACCATATTATTAAACAAAACTAATGTCAGTTAAACTTGCTTTATTAAAATCAGGTGAACATATTATCTCAGATCTTAAAGAACTTATATCTGATGATAAAGTATGTGGTTATTTGTTTGCCAAACCACATGTTGTAACTTATAAAAAAACAGCAATCGTTCTCACTGAAGAAAAAGAAACTTCTAGTGATTTGCAAGTTTCTTTAGCACCTTGGATTATTTTTTCTAAAGATGAAAAAATTCCTGTTTCACCAGAATGGATTGTATCGATTGTAGAACCTATAGATACAATTAGAAAAATGTATGAGGAAAAGATAAATGCAGAAAATAATTAAACTTGTAGTTCTTGAGCATTATAAGTTAATTTCTAAAATTGAGGAATCTCCCTCTGAATTGGGAGAACCTGATTGTCTTTTAATTAATCCTTATGTTATTAAAGATGATAAATCTTTGGAACCATTTTTGGACGGATTAACTAAAGAGGTTGAATTTATGATGAGTTCTGATAAAATACTTACATTGGCTGAACCCACACCTACATTACTTGAAGATTATCAGAACATTATTAAATAATGAGATTTTATACAAATGTTCAAATGGTTGGAGATAACTTTCTGGTTCGTGGTGTTGAAAATGGTAAACACTTTGCAACCAGAGAAAAATTTTATCCAACCCTTTTTGTTCCTTCTAAAAATAAATCCAAATATAAAACTTTGGAAGGAGATTATGTAGAATCAGTAGAACCTGGTTCTGTAAGAGATTGTCGTGAGTTTATAAAGAAGTATGACGGTGTGGAGAATTTTAGAGTATATGGTAATGAGAGATTTATTTATCAATATATTTCTGAAAAATATCCAGAAGATGAAATTAAGTTTGATACAAGTCAGATTAAGATAACCACAATTGATATTGAGGTTGCATCAGAAAATGGATTTCCTGATGTAGAATCTGCTGCAGAAGAAATACTACTTATTTCTCTTCAAGATTATAATACCAAACAAATTCGCACATGGGGATTAGGTGCATTTAACAATAAACAAGAGAATGTAATATACAAATCATTCAAAACTGAATATGAACTTCTTCGTTCTTTTATTAATTGGTGGATGATTGAAGACAATACACCAGAGGTTATTACTGGATGGAATAGTGAATTATATGATATTCCATATTTGGCTCGTCGTTTAGATAGGATACTTGGTGAGAAGTTGATGAAACGTTTATCACCTTGGGGTTTGGTGACTGAAAGAGAAATTCATATTATGGGTCGCAAAAATATTACATATGATATTGGTGGTGTTACTCAACTTGATTATCTCAATCTTTATAAAAAATTTACTTACAAGGCACAAGAATCTTATAGGTTGGATTATATTGCTAGTGTTGAACTCGGACAGAAGAAACTTGACCACTCTGAGTTTGATACGTTTAAGGACTTCTATACAAAAGGTTGGCAGAAGTTTGTTGAGTATAATATAATTGACGTGGAACTTGTTGACCGTTTGGAAGACAAGATGAAACTGATTGAACTTGCCATAGTTATGGCATATGACGCAAAGGCAAATTATGCTGATGTATTTTCTCAGGTTCGTATGTGGGATACGATAATTTACAATTATTTAAAAAAGAAGAATATTGTTATACCTCCAAAAGAAAAAACTGATAAAGATGCAAAATATGCAGGAGCATATGTCAAAGAACCAATATCTGGCAAATATGATTGGGTGGTTAGTTTTGATCTCAATAGTCTGTATCCTCATCTTATTATGCAGTATAATATCAGTCCAGAAACACTCAGGGAAACTAGGCATCCCAGTGCGAGCGTTGAAGGGTTACTAAATCAAGAGATAAAGATTGATGGAGATTATGCAGTTTGTGCAAATGGAGCACAATATAGGAAGGATGTACGTGGGTTCCTTCCTGAACTCATGGAAAAAATTTACAAAGACCGCACCATCTACAAGAAGAAGATGCTTGCTGCAAAACAGGAGTATGAAAAAAAGAAAACGAAAACACTTGAGAAAGAGATTGCTAGGTGTAACAACATCCAGATGGCAAGGAAAATTCAACTTAACAGTGCTTATGGTGCTATTGGTAATCAATATTTTCGCTATTATAAACTTGCCAACGCAGAAGCTATTACACTATCTGGTCAGGTTTCTATTCGTTGGATAGAAAACAAAATGAATGCATACTTAAACAAAATACTTAAAACGGAGAATGAAGACTATGTTATTGCCAGCGATACTGATTCCATCTACCTTAATCTTGGTCCTTTGGTCGAAACTGTATACAAAG